TTACAAATAGATAAAAAATTAAAAAAAAAAATATTTAAAGACATTTATTCTATTAGAATTAATGCCTCAGAATAAAGATATAGCTATTGGAATCGATCTTGGAACCACCTATTCGTGTGTTGCTGTTTACCAAAATGGTAACGTTGAAATCTTAGCAAATGATCAAGGAGAAAGAACCACTCCATCATACGTTGGTTTCACTGATACAGAACGTTTAATTGGTGCTTCTGCTAAAATTGCTGCAACATCTAATCCTACTAATACAGTTTATGATGCCAAACGTATGATTGGACGAGAATTTTCAGATCATAAATTACAAGAAGATATGAAACATTTTTCTTTCCATGTTGTAGATCATAATAATAAACCAAAAATTAGGGTTAATTATAAAGGAGAAGACAAAGATTTTACACCTGAAGAGATTTCTGCAATGGTTCTGACCAAAATGAAAGAAACAGCTGAATCATATTTAGGTCAATCTGTAAGAAATGCAGTTATTACAGTACCAGCTTATTTTAATGATTCTCAGAGACAAGCAACAAAAGATGCCGGTGTTATTGCCGGTTTAAATGTTCTTAGAATCATTAATGAACCAACAGCTGCTGCTATTGCTTATGGGCTTGACAAAATAAGTGAATCACAGCGTAATATATTAATATATGATTTTGGTGGAGGTACACATGATGTGTCACTTCTATCGCTAGAAGATGGAGTTTTTGAAGTAAAAGCAACTGCAGGGGATACTCATCTCGGTTAACTATTTCTCGGCCGAGAATAAAGAACTTAAATTGCGGGAAGTCCTTAAAGACGTTTTAAGATTATTTTTTATAAAATATAAAATGCAAAATTGTTTTAATTGTAAAGAAAATAAACAAATAATAGCTTTTGAAAAATTAGATTCTGGAAATATTAGAAAAATATGTAGAACATGTAAAAATAAACAAGTAGTTGAAAATACCAATAATAAAAAGAAAGATTTATTAATAACAATGGCATCAATTACTCATAAGACATGTACTGAGTGTAAAACTAAAAAACCAGTAACTGATTTTAATAAAAGAAGTAGAAGTCAAGATGGATATAATCCAAAGTGTAAAATATGTTATACAAATTTACGCAAACCAAATAATAATGTTAAAAATCAAGTATTAGATATCAATCTTAATAAATCTTGTTCTTCATGTAAGTACATTGGTAATAATTTTAGAAAAAATCTAAAATCAGAAGATGGTTATTATCATAAATGTAATAATTGTTGGAAACCAACTGAATGGACTAAAGAAAAGCAAAAAATTTCCGAAAAGAAATATTGTGAAAACAACAAAGATAAATTAAGAGAAAAATGGAGAATAGACGGTAAAAAAATAAATAAAAGAATTAGAGATTCGTTAAATAAACGAATTAAGTCTTGTTTATTCTCTAAAAAAAATAAAACATTTGAATATACTGAATGTGATACTGATTTTTTAAAATTATGGTTTAAATATAACTTTACTGAAAATATGTCATTTGATAATTATGGAAAGTGGCATATTGACCACATAATACCATGTGCATCATTTGATTTTAGTAAAGAAGAAGATATAATAACATGTTTTAACTGGAAAAATTTGCGCCCATGTTGGGGAGATGAAAACATCGTAAAAAGCAATAAAATTGACTTAGAACTTATTGAACATTATAAAAATAGAGCATTAATATTTTTAAAAAATAATTCCACTACTAAGTTTGATATTAAACTATCAAATGGCTCATTAGAAAATTTTGAGGTATAGTAAAAATGTGGCGTATATAAAACAAAGTTTTATAATAGGTAATCCGCAGCCAAGCATAATTTGAAAGAATATGAAGGTTCAACGACTAGGTAAAGTAACCTAAGTTATATTAGAAAATATAATATGGTAAAATACCCACGAAAAGGTTCATGTTTTAGATAAGCCTAGAACATATGATATAGTCTGATCTTATATGAAAGTATAAGAAGTTAGGATAAAGAGCCTAACGATAACAATCTTGGGAGAAGATATTGACACACGTATTGTCAACTATGTATTAGAAGAATTTAAAAGAAAAAATAAAGTTGATCTATCAGATAACAAAAAAGCGTTAAGACGGATTAGAACAGCTGCTGAACGTGCTAAACGTTCTCTATCAGGTCAAACTCAAGCAAATATTGAAATCGACAGTTTACATGAAGGTAATGATTTTTCAGTTAATTTAACTCGAGCTAAATTCGAAAGTTTATGTTCAGATATTTTTCAAAAAACATTAGAACCTGTTGAACGGGTTTTAAAAGATGCTAAAATATCAAAAGGCGAAATCCATGATATAGTTTTAGTTGGTGGATCTACCCGAATTCCTAAAATTCAAGAATTATTAAGTAACTTTTTTAATGGTAAGGAATTATGTAGAAAGATTAATCCAGATGAAGCTATTGCATACGGTGCAGCAGTTCAAGCAGCTATTTTATCGGGTCACAAAGATGAAAAATTAGATTCATTAGTTTTACTTGATGTAACACCATTATCATTAGGTGTCGAGACAGCTGGTGGAATTATGACAACTCTAATTGCTCGTGGATCTACAGTACCAACAAAAAAGACTCAAACTTTTTCTACTGCAGTAGATAATCAACCTGGTGTTACCATTCAAGTATATGAAGGTGAACGTCAATTAACAGCACATAATAATAAATTAGGTGAGTTTCATCTTAAAGGAATTCCACCAATGCCAAGAGGAACACCTCAAATTGAAATTACTTATGATGTTGATGCTAATGGAATTCTACAAGTTTCAGCAGTTGAGAAATCAACAGGTAAAGCTGAAAAAATAACTATTACTAATGAATCAAGTCGTCTAAGTAAAGAAGATATTGATAGAATGGTTAAAGAAGCTGAAGAATTTAAGAATGACGATGATAAGATTAGGAAAAAAGTAGAAGCAAAAAATAAATTAGAACACTATTGTTACAATGTCAAGAGTACAGTATTGGGTGAACAAAAAATGAAAACAGCACTTGGATCAGATGCTGGAACAGTAGAAAGTACTGTTGAATCGACTCTAAAATGGCTTGAAGAGAATGGTGATCATACAGCCGATGTTTATGAAGATAAATTAAAAGAAGTTGAGGGAGTTTTAATGCCATTAATTGCTAAAGCATATCAATCTAATGCACCACCTCCTCAACAAAGTGAAACTTCTGCTACATCTGATTTAGATTAAATAAAATATACTTAAAACTAAGTTTATTTTAATTATAATGTCTAATAAATTAAATTTTCTTTTAAGAGCGAAATACTTGAAAAAAAATCCTCCAACTATTGATGAAGAAGTCAAAAATATAATTCATTTTAATCATCCAGGCGGTACATTAATAAACCATAAAATAGATAATGTTATTTTAATTGATTACAAAAAAGATTCTGATCTACAAACATCAAATGAAGAAAAAAAATTACCAGAAGTGTCTTTTAACAAAGTAAAAAACATTGTAAACTTTTTCAATAATTTAAGTGGTGAAACAAATAGAGAAGGATTAGATTATTTTTCTGGACCATATGAGTATAAAATATGTTTTGAAAATAAAGAGTATCCTCATTCAGTTAATATTAACAAATTAATTTTTAAGTATAAAATTGGAAAAACTAATTATAGTAAAATATTATATTTATCAACTGGTCACAGTTTTGCTGAACCATTTTATTTAACTGATCAGGGTATTAAAATAGATAAGGTAAATCAAATTGATAAAGTATTTGAAGAAACTGATAAAAATATATTTTATTCATTAGATGATGGATTTAATGATTTTGCGTTAATTAGTTTTAATAGTTTAAAATTAAATTATAACAACAAATTAAAATTTAATGATAAATTATATAATGTTATATCAGTTTGTAAAAATATGGATATTAAATTTCTTGAAAATGAAACCTTTCTAAAAAATGGTAATAATATTGGAGAAACTTATGCAAAAAGTTTAATTAATTTTGATACTGATAAATTCCTTAAAACTGATGATTTTTATACTTTCAAAATTAATGGAACCATTGTAATTATCAAAACTAAATTTACTAGTGGTATTATATTAAAAAGTATAAGTAGTAATATATCTAAATTCAATGGTTTACCAATTTCTGAAGAAAGAAAACATGAACAACTTAAATATCATTTCTCAAATGTTATTAAAGAACTATCAAAACATGAAATATTTTCTAATATAATTTTTGATAATAATATTTATGAATATTATAATAATTATAAAGAAACAAATACATTAACATTTGCTAGTTTAATGGGTGACTCTGGATCCGGATTTTTTAGAATTATAGATAATTATAATATTGAATTTGTTGGTATAAATATTGGTAGTTGTTCGATGATGATATTAAAACCATCTGATTTTATGTATCCAAATAAAATTATGTGGAATAATTCATTAAAAAAACTTGTTTTTGGAAATTATACTATTGAAGAAGTTCATAAATCCTGTCAAATGTTACCAATTGATAAAATAGAAAAACTTATTAAACAAAATTTTAACATAAATGAAATAACAGTATAAATTTATTGAATTAATTTTATACAATTATTTTTTGATAGCACCAACTACAGTAGCAACGGGGGCTAAAGTAGGTACAAAAGTAGCAGCAACAGGTATGACTTTTTTAATAGCTGGAATAACTTTCTTATTCAAAAAATTTTTTTTTTGTTCAGGAGCTTCATTAGAGAAATCCATTTATATATATATATATATATATATTTTTTTAAATTAAAATAAATAAATTTTAAATATATACCCTTAAAGATTTACACCACAGAAGATTAAAATGACTATTTTTTATAAATCAACTTTAAGAAAAATATATTATAATAACAATTAAAGGAACTTATAATAGAACTGAAAAATATCATAAGAAACCTTCAAATAGAAGAAAAACATTAAAAAATTATACATAATTAGCATAGTTAAAAAGTCGGCGTTTTAAATGTGCAAAGGTGTAATATAGTTCTTAAATTGACTAAATAGATTTTTATTGGATTTAATGATGGATTATAAGGAAGGCTATATATTATTTTATTTCCTGATCTTATAAAGGAAAAATTTATATTTATTAAAAAATATATAATTATATATAACAATAGTTATGACAAATAATCAATTTTTTATTCTGGTATTAGGAATAATTATAGTTTTTTTATTTTTATATAAAAAAAAAAATTTTTTAACATCTTTGGATTATTCTTCTATAGATGATCCATATGAAGAACCATATATTATAAATAATATTATTACTGAAAAAGAAGCAAAATATATAATTAAAAAAGCAACTCCTAAATTTAAAGATAGTTTAATAATAGATGACTCTATTGAAGGAAAATTAGATAAAACCATACGCAAAAGTAAAACAGTATGGATGAATAAAGATGATCCATTAATTTATAATATTATGACAAGAATTGCTAATATGGTTAATTTACCAATTGAAAACACCGAATTACTCCAGGTTGTTAAATATGAACCAAATGGTTATTATAAACATCATTATGATTCATGTTGTGATAATACAAAATATTGTATAGATTTTATTAAAAATGGAGGACAGCGAAAAAAAACAGTTCTTATTTATCTAAATGATGATTTTATTGAAGGTGAAACTGATTTTCCAGTTATAAATAAAAAAATAAAACCACATAAATATTGTGCTGTAGTCTTTAATTCTCTTGCTAAGTATAATAATAAATGTCATCCCAAATCATTACACGCAGGATTACCAGTTAAAAGTGGTATAAAATATGTTGCTAACTTGTGGTTTAGAGAAGATAAATATGTATTATAAAAATATTTTAATAATTTTGAAATTAAAACTGGACTATTACAAATAAATAAATTAGCTTTTTGGTAAATAAGAGGTTATACTGTTAAAGAAGTTTAAAATTTTTATCTAATTTTTTGACAATTTTGTCTCATTTTAAATCTTAGGTTATATAAATGTTATTTTAACCTATAATCTGGATCAGTTATTTTACCAACATAATATTTTTTATTAAGTTCTAAAATATATATAAATATTATTATTAAAGTTAACGATTATATTTTATTATTAATTTTATACTAATTTAACTTGCGTATTTCAAAGTATATTCGCGAGCATTTGCATTATGAACCTCTTTATTACTTCTCAATAGTTCAGCAATTTCTGGAACTAGTGGATCATTAGGATTTGGTTCTGCTAATAGAGAACAAATCGATAGTAGTAATTTACTTGTGTTCAATGCTGGACTCCAATTGTCCTTTAAAATATCCAAACAAATTCCTCCTTGTCTATTGATATTACAATGATAAATAGGCGTCTTGAAATAAACTTTTGGTGGTTTAAATGGATATTCATCTGGAAATTTAATATCTAGTTCAAATACACCACCAAAATATGGTGTATCTTCTGGACCAAAAATAGTTGCTGTCCAATGAGTTAAATCATCATTAATAGGACCAGCTGAACAATTACAAACTGGAAATTTATCTAGATCACTTAATTCATTCTTTAATCTTTTAATTAGTAGACTTGACATTAACATAAAGATAATTTATATATTAATTATGGATTTCAATTTTTATAAAAATTATGATTTTTATAAAAATTTAGTAGATAAACTTGATTTTTTTATACTATTCATTTATAATAGTATTGCTATTATTTTCAGTCTTCTGATTACTAGGACTTATAGTAATACCACCAAGAGATTTAGTTACTTTAGCAGCACCAGCTCTAGCAGCACCAGCTTTAGCAGCACCAGCTCTAGCAGCACCAGCTTTAGCAGCACCAGCTTTAACAGCAGCAGCTTTAGCAGCACCAGCTAAAGCACCTAGAAAGAAAAGTTTACTTTCGGGAGGAGAGGATTCAAAAGAAAGCATATATAATGTATTAAAGAAAATTTATTTTTATTTAGACATCTAAATCATTTAGATTATTTTTAGTAAATATATATGCTATATTTTCTATTTTTTTTTTAATTTTTTTTCTAAATTCTGATTTTAATCTAACTTGAAAATTTTTAAATTGATTAATAATTTCATAATCTAAATTGGATTTTTTTTCATTAAAAAAGTTTTTGAAAATTTTAAATCCATATTCACATAGTTCTTCTAATAATTCATCTTTATTCATTGCCATCCATTTGTTTTTGTCATAATAAAATCCTATTTTTGAACGATCACTTGTGATTTTAATATTATTATTTTCTTTATGATTAGGATTAAATTTAATATTTTCAATTAGTTTAGATATTGGTAAATGATGATCTTCTTCATCAATAAGCTGATTAAATATTATATTTTTAAACTTATCACTTATATATTCTAAGTTATCATTTTTATAATTATTAATAATTATTATATTATTACTATTAATTTGACTATTAGATATATTATTATGATTTGATATATTTGTAATATTTGGTTTTTCTTGTTCTTTTTTTACATCATCATTTTCTAAATTCTTAGTACATTTTTTTTGATGATAATATTTTTTTTGTCTATTATCAAAACTTAAATTACATATTTTACATTTATATGCAATTTCTTCTTTAATTATTATGAAATTTATTATTATGATTCCATAAAGATTGACTAGATTTATATTCTTTTGAACATATTTTACAAAAATATTTCATTATAAAAAACTATATATATATTTTATTACAATTCTACATTTTACACCCTTGAAGATTTAAAATGGAACAAAATGTGATTCTTCAAGGTTTATCCATTTCAGGAAAATGTAAATTTTGAGTATGTTATATCGTCAAATACAACTGATGAGTTTTAATGTGTATCTTTTATTATTCCTACCTAAAAACCCTTCTTATAAGAGAAAAGCAGGAACTGCACGAACAAGTCATTATAGACCTCTTACTATTCATTGTTATTATATTATAATATTTTATTTTTAAGCCATTTTGTCTCATTTTAAATCTTCGGCGGTTTAAATATAAATTTATATTACAAATTTAAACTTTTTCATTACAAATTTACATTTTTTTATTACATAATTAAATAATAATACATTACCTTATTCATTTAACGTCACTTTATTACAAAAAATTGTGTGTGTACTTTAAGACTTTTTATTTATATTTATGAAATATAAATTTGAAAATAAAATAATAATTAAACTTCAATCTCATCTGGTGATTTCTTAATTAATTTTCATAGAATTTTAATCTGTTGACAATGTATAATAAATCTTGTATAAAATATACTATTTATAATATGGAACAAAAATAACTATTAGTTGAATGATCTCATTTTCAAGATATTTGAGATTTAATTATATTTATCTCTTTTTCATATAATTTTGATAATAATTTTTTAACAAAATCTTCACAATAATATTGATTGTAAATTTCTTTTAATCTTTTCTTCTTTTCTAAATTATATTTTATTAATTCTAATCCCAATATATCATAATCTTTGTTTAAAATTTTACGATTATTATCTATATATTGATAATGTTGTTCAATTCGCCGTATCCAACTATTACCTTGATTTAGATAATTAAGTTTTTGTTTTTGACTTTCAATTAAATTGAATTTTTCTTGTAATATATTTCTATTTTTTTGAAATTCTTCTTGTATTTTTATTGATTCCTCATTTAATTTTTTTTGTTTAATATAATCTTGAGATTCTTTTTTAATTTCATGTAAATCATCTATGCTAATAAAATCTGTTAATTTTATTAAACTATTTAGCTCTATGATTTCTTCATATATTGAATTAATTTTAATTGTTTCTTTTGATATATTTTCATTATTAATATTTTTTAAATAATCTTGAATTTTTGATTCTATACAATCTTTAATAAAATGCCCTGATTCTCCACAATTAAAACATTTATCTGATGCACCTTTTATCATTTGATTTATTAATTTAATTTGTTCATCTGATAATTTAATTTGAGAGAAACTACCTCCTCTAACATTATCAATACCTTCTTTTTCCATATATTTTAAAGTATATTTATCTTCATCATAAGAATCACAATTAGATATTAATTCATATACTTTTATTGGTTTATATATTTTTGTCCATTCGCTACCATTAGAATTGAAATGAGAATCTAATCTTATGTCTGGATTGTTAGTTTTACCTATATAATATTTGTTTAATTCGAGTAGTAAAATGTAAATGAATACCATTAATATTTTTATAATTAAAACCTAAAATAATAACAAATCAATTTTTATAAAATAATAATTAAACTTCGATCTCAGCTGGTGATTTTTTTGATTTTTTAGGTTTGGGTTTAACAGTTATTGTAGTATCTGTTTGTACTTCATCTAATACATCAACTGATGTTTCAGATTCTGTTTCTAATTGACCATCTTTTTCTGGTACTACTATTTTAGGTTTAGTAGGTTCAACAATATAATTTTGTTCTTCAAATGAGACTGTAACATCTGGATTATAGTTTTTACGATAAATATCTTCTTCAATTGTTTTCTCAATAAGAACTCTCATCATCATTATTTTTTGTTTTTGACCTACGCGACAAGCACGAGCAATTGCCTGACCTTCAATAGCTCTGGTTTCTTCTTTAGTTGAATTAATTGGTTCAATAAAAAAGATATGAGTAGCTTCGGTTAAATTAGTTCCTGATGCAGCATTTTTTAAGCTTAACATGATAACTTTATTATCGTTACCATCATTATTTTTTCCTGCTTTGAATTTACTAATTGCTGAGTTGCGAGACCAAACATTTCCTTTAACAAAACAATTTTCAATACCATTTTCAGCTAATGTTTTTCCAATGAGAGACAACATATCATCCCATTGAGAAAAAATAATTATTCTTGATTCATCTTGAGATACTAAATGTCTAATAATAGAAATAACTTTTCCTAATTTAGATCCATATTTTTTAATCAATGGATTAGTTTCTTCTTTAGATTCTTCTTTCTTTTGATTCATAACTAATAGATCCTTACCAGTTAAATCTGTTTTACACATTGGGCATCTTCTTTTGACTCCCAAACACATCTTCAAACAATCATAGCAGAATAAATGTCCACAAGCTGTTAATGTTGGATTTACAATTTGATCCATACAAATTGAACAGTTCTCTTCTTCAATAACTTCTGGTTGTTTCATTTTCTCTAAAATAGTGAATAAATATTTGGATTCTGACATTTGTGTTTCATATGATTTTTTAAGCATATGGTATTCTGGTTTACTAGAATCTAATTTGGTTAATTTCAATTTATAGGTTTCATGATTAGATTTATGATATTCTATTAATTTATCTTGCATTATTGATAAATCTACTTCGACATCACCAAAGATTTTCTTACTAGATTCAATAATAAGTGGATGACAACATAATTGTTGTAAATACCATTCACTGACTTTACCTTTCTTAGCTTCATATAATTGTCTTTCAATATCAGTAAATTTCAACCAAACAAGGCGTTCTTGGTAACCTGGAATTTGAATTTGGTTCTCAACATCAACTTTACGATGTCTAATACAAATCTTATCTAAGATATTATTCCAAATATATTCTTTGTTCATAAAATTCATAATACCGCTATTTGATCTATTATTATAATTACCATTACCTGAATAATCAAAACACAGATTACGTTCTGCATCTTCAAGTTTTAGATTAATAAATTTAGCACAATTTTTAAGTCCAGTATAATTTACAAACGGTGTACCCGACACATACCAATAATAATTAGAATCGATATTTGATACCCATTGACTCATATAACGACCTAAAGCTTGAGTTCCTAACATTTCACCAAAAATTTCATGACCTTCATCTAAAATTAATCTATGAAAATTAAAGAATTCAAAAATTGGATTATCTAAATTTTTAATTTCTTGAAATTCCATTTTACCTAACTTATCTTGTAAAAATTGTTTGACTACTGAATTTCTATGTTCAAAATTAAAATTAGATGCAGTACAATTTTGATAATGAAGAGTTGGATAAAATTTAAAGTTCATAATGAATTGATGAGATGTTATAATTATATCGGTATACATAAATTTTTCAAATTTTAAATTATTATAATCATTCTTAGTTAAAATAGTAATAACATTAAATTTAGGATTACATCTTTTAATTTCACTTTCCCATTGCTTAGTCAAATGACTTGGACACAAAATTAATGTTGCTTTTGAACTTATTTTTTCAGTGTTTGATATTGATGATAACTTGGTATTTGGTAGATTTAATGGAGCTGGATTAGAAGCTATTAGTGCAATTGAACTAATTGTTTTACCTAAACCCATTTCATCAGATAAAACACCGCCTGTTGTTCTAATCTTAAATTTCTTATCACTATTAACTTTGGAATTAGAAACTGGATCAAATAAAATATCAACTCCTTTAAAATTTATGTTATAAGTGTAATTGACATAAAATTCAGTTTGATCTTTTTCCATTAAAAGCATTTTTGATAAAGTTCTTTGTTGATAATCATACAATTTTATCTTGAAATCTTTTGGTGGTTTAACAAGATCAAAATATGGGATAAAACTTTTACTGGTAAAATCAGTATTATTAAAATGTGGTGCTTGTGAATAAAACTCAGAAATTAAAAAATTAAGAGCCATTGATAAATTGATAAACTCACTAATAAGATTTGGATCAATACTTATAATATATTTAATTTCAAAAAAATAAATAGAGCTATTATAACCAGTCGTTGGTTTTATTTCAAATATAATACTCCAAAGAGCAGACTTATTAATTAATTCAAAAAAAATGTAATTATACATTCGTTTATTAGGACAATGGTTGTAGTAATTAATTTTTTCATTTAAATTATATTTAAAAATAACACTTCCATCCTGTCCCATGCCGATGATTTCGACATTAGACGGTAGGATATTAATTTTGGTTTCAATTCGTATTGAATCACGTACAATTTCCATTAAATAACCAGATATATGTTAAATATATATAAAAATCAAATTTTTTTGAAACATTATTTATTTATATTTTTGGAAATTTTTTATAAAATGAAAAATTTTTAAGGTTCTCTCTCTCTCCCGGTGTTCAATGATTACGTACACTAAAGTGTATGTACACTTTTTGGTAAAATAATTAAAGAATAAAATATATAGTATTATAATGAGTTCTAGTAACCCGTGTACGTACAGATGTAATATATGTAATAAATATTATAAAACTAGACAAAGCTTATGGAATCACAACAATAAATATCACAATAATGACACTAATCATAATGTGATTAAAAATGATTATAATGTACATTTGGATAATCATTTAAATAATCATAATGATGATTTATCAAAAATGTATAAATGTAAAAAATGTAAAAAAGAATTTAATAATTATCAAAATAGATGGCGGCATGAAAAAACTTGTAAAAAAAATATTTCAGTAGATGAAAATGAATTACTTAAAAATACTATTATAAAACAAACAGAAGAATTAAATCTAATAAAATCTTTAATGTATAAACAAGAACAACAAAATGAAGAAATGAAGAAAATCTTAATGGAATTAATTAATAAAAACTGTAAGGTTCATCCTGGTTCAAAGAACCACGAGGCTTTAGACAAAGTCTAAAGACGCTCCAAAAACACTTCAAAAAATTAATAAACAATTAAATGGCGATCATAATACAGTTAATGAAACTACTAATAATATAATTAATAATAATTATAATATAATCGCTTTAGGACATGAGAATCTTACAAATGTATTTAGCAGAAAAGAAAAAATGGCTATTCTTAAGTACAGATACTGTAGTTTGCCTCAATTAGTAGAATATACTCATTTTAATGATAAATATCCTGGTTCTTTCAGAACCACGAGGCTTTTAACTTTGTTAAAAGACGCTCCTCAGTTTAAAAATATTTTAATTACTAACACTCAAAATACATTAGCTTACAAATTCGATAATAAAAAGAAAAAATTTATAACAGTTAATAAAAATGATTTATTAGATGATATAATAGATGAACGTATGTGTGACTTGGGTTCATTTTATGATGAACTGGAAAATGATCTTGATGAAAAAACAAAAGAAATATTAGAAATAGTAAAAGAAAAAATAGATAATGATCCCGCTTACAAAGAACTCAAGAAAAAGGATATCAAACTAATTATTTACAATAATCGTGATAAAGTTGATAAAGATTTAACTAATAATTTAGAACTTGAAGTATAATTTTATTTATAAAAATTATAGGTAAATTCATCGTAATTTCTATCTAATGGATGTTTATAATTTTGAAACCATATAGGATCACTAATTCCATTTATAACTGAAAATTCAATAGTATATTTTTTAGTCCAATATTTTTCATTTGGATTGTAAATAATATTAGTAATTTTCACATCACCGCGCCAAATGTTTCGAATATCATCTAATGGACCAAAACCACCTGATGATAGTTCATATGTTATATGTAGATTATAGATATTATCAACAATTAATTCATTAAGATATTTTATATATATATATAATATGAGAGTAGATTATATAAATAAATATATTAAATATAAAAATAAATATTTAGAATTAAAAAATCAAAGAGGAGGTGATTATAATATAAATCTATTTAATAAATTAAATATTTATAATCCATCTGATTACAATAGAGAATCTCTAAATTCATGGGCTTTTGTTCCATTAATTAATTATGTTATAAATAATGATTTTTTATTTTTTAAACAAAATTATTTGGCAAACAAACCTAATATGAATTTAATATATTTTTTTGGAAATAATACTGAATGGTTAGCAGATGTCATAACAAAAACAGTAAATAATTTTTTAGAAAAAATAGAAAAATTTGAAATTGAAATTACCATTTATGAAAAAACCGAATTAAAAATATTGCAAGATAACTTATATTTAGCAAGTGATAAATTTTTATTATCTTTTAGAGATGTTGATAGAGAAGCATTTGAGTATTTACTGAAAGATAAAGAAAAGAAAATATACGAAAATGATATTGATCCTAATAGAAAACAAATTAGATTTATGAATACTGATATATATCAAATTTTAAGCTTTTCATTAAAAAATACTGAAGGAAGACTAAATACAAATATTGGTAAAATATATTGGACCTATATACGATATATATCAAATAAATATTATTATTTAATAAATTTATATAAAAAGTATAAAATTAAACAGGTATTAGATGATCTCAAAACATCTGAATATTGTAATTCAGTTAAAGAAAAAAAACAGTGTATTGAATTAAATTATATTTGTCAATGGAATGAAAGAGCAGAAATTAATAAACAATGTGAAATTATAACTAAAAAATGGAATATATAATACATTAAATTTATTATTCTAATTTACAGAACAAGGTCCAAGTAACACTCTATTAGGTGATGAAAAACTAACTGTTTTAGCAACTTCGTAAGAATCAAAAATACCAATTAATCTAACATTTTGTTTTGGTTGTAAATTAAATGGTTTAATTCTATTTTGTGAATTAAAAAAATCTGGTAGATGACCAAATGGTATCAAATCATCATCATACATCTTTATTGGAATTTCAATCGGTGTATATAATTCAATTACACACCATAATTTATCAAAATTATAAACTGACATTATAATAATAAAGAAAAGTATATTTTTAATTATTATAATCCAAATATTTATCCTTAAAAAATCAAAGGTTGTGATTTATTGTTAGACCACCTGCTTCAAGTATTTTTAGAGCGGTGCGTATTTTAACACCCTTGAAGATTTAAAATAATACAAAATGATGTTCTTTAAGGTTTATCCATTTCAGGAAAATGTAAATTTTGAGTATGTTGCATCGTCAAATACAACTGATGAGTTTTAATGTGTATCTTTTATTATTCCTACCTAAAAACCCTTCTTATAAGAGAAAAGCAGGAACTGCACGAACAAGTCATTATAGGACTCTTACTATTTCATTGTTATTATATTATAATATTTTATCTTAAGCCGTTTTGTCTCATTTTAAATCTTCGGCGGTGTAAATGCCGGTTTTTAATCTTTATAAATTTTTAATATTCTATGTTTGGTAGATTTTTTACTTTTCTTCTTATTTTTATAAGAATCTTTATTATAAGCATAAGCCATAATAATACTTGTTTATCACCTGGTGTTTATTCAAGTTCATCATTTAGAATATTTTAATCCAGCTAATCCACCTTTAATAACTAAAATATTATAATTAGTAGCATAACATCTTAGTTCATATTTATCATCAGTTATATAATTATTATTACCACCAAGAAAAATAGTTTGAGGTTTTGTTTCTATTTGAATTTGTGAATTATCTAATCTTGAAAAATCACATCCATTATTACTGTAATTTAATGTTGGATCTAAATTAAATGAATAAACATAAACAAAAGATAATAGAGTGTTTTGATAATTATCATGATTTTGAACATTATAATAATATTTTGCATCTCTCCATTCAATTCTTTCAATACCATTGAATAATATTCGTGCTCTTGATAAAAGATGTCTTTTTGGTTCAACTGACCAAAATTTATAATCAAAACCCGGTGAAGTAATAAAATTAGATTGTGGATAAGTTAATCTACCTGAATAATTAAAAAATTCACCTTTTTGTTTTATTTTTAAGGATTTGACAATAAAAAAAATATCTTTAACAACATGATTAAAGTCAATTTCTAAACTTGTATTTGTAGTAAATTCTTTTGATCTAAGTTGTGACTGTGTAATTAATATTTCCCATTCTTTTGATGCCATTAACTTTCTTTCTTCTAAATCTAAATAATAAAAATTAGCTAATATAACTGCATCTTCAATAGGAAGAATAGAATGAGTATACTCTGATGTAAATAAATTATTATTATTATCTAGTTCTGTCACATTTACACATTCATTAAAATTTCTGAATTTAATATCTATATATATTTCAGTATTTTGCATTGCAATAATAGGTAATGGTTTCTGAGTATTATTACAAAACCAAAATTTTAAAGGAATATATATATATTCAGATTCAATTTTATAGTTTGGTTTATTTAAATTTTCATCAAAACCACATACTACTTTTCTATTCCAATCACTGAGATATAAATCAAAATAATGTTGCATATAATCTCCATATAATTCATCAATTAATTGTCCATTAAAATATAAACTTGCTTTTTCTATTAAAACATTACCAACGTGTTCTGTATATCTTACACGAAATTTACTACTTGAATCTTTTTCATTTTGAGGAACTGGTGTGTTCAAATTATTTATTGATAATTTTGGTAATTTTACTTGTAAATAAATAGAATATAATATATCACCTTTTTTTTCGATGTAATATCTAACAGTATTTTCCCAGTTTGGTTTTCCTTCTGGATAAAATATTTTATCTCCTTTAGCATAATTGTTAGATTTATTTATATCATAATCAAAAACTGATTTTTTATTATTAATATCAATTAAATCTTCTGATAACTTACCTTTTGCAACTAATTCCATGATTGAACCATTAGAAGACATTAAAATTAAATAAATATAGAAAATAATTTTTATATATACATAATTTTTTACAAATTTTTTACAAATTTTTTTACTTAATTAATTTAATTTATGTGTACATTGAATGAAGTTTAATATTATCTATTTCATCGTGCCTTTCTCTAACATTGGAATTTTCTATGAAAATTATCATTCCATCTAATATATCATTTTTATTTAATACTGATTTATTATCATTTTTCCCTCTTATTATATTTTTTGAATGTGCTACTTTACATTTCATAAATAATAATTCCATATCACCACCATGATATTTGAAATATTGTTTATTGTCTTCAATAAATTTTTCATCTATAGCATCATCTAAAATATTCCAGTAATTATCTTTAACTTTCTTAATAAATATTTTAACTAAATCATTTGAAGAATATGATTCCATGCTAAAATTAATACTAAAACGTCTTTCTAGTCCATCATTAACACCAAAAAAGCTTTTCTTAAGATCTTCTTTATATCCAGCTACAATCATAATAAAATAATCATCTGGTTTATCTCTCATTTCAGTTAGAGATTGATTTAATAAATCAATACATTCTTTACTGTATGAATCTCCACTATCTTTACCACTATTATTTCCCAATGAATATGCTTCATCTATGAATAGTACACCACCTTTAACTTCATCTAATATATCTTGAGTTTTCAAAGCAGTTTGACCTAAATAACCAGCTATTAAATCAGATCGTTTAACTTTCTTAAAAACATCTCTTTTCA